AGTATCAGCCGAAAGCGACTTTGGCGATTTGGACGGCATCGACGACGAGGACGACGACGATTTGTAAAGTGCTTTTTTCTCTACGATAAAATGTTAATGTAGTAGCCCCCGGCGGTGGAAAGAGGAAGCCGCCGGGGTAATCAAACAACAAAGCGTATGAAAGAATTAGGCATAGACATCGAAACATATAGTAGCAACGACCTGACCGAGTGTGGCGTTTACAAGTACGTGGAAGCCGAAGACTTTACCATATTGCTTTTTGGGTATAGCGTGGACGGTAGCCCGGCGAAATGTGTGGACTTTGCAAGCGGCGAAACTTTGCCGCCGGACATCAAAGCAGCATTAACCGACCCCGAGGTAATAAAGACCGCTTTCAATGCCGCTTTTGAGCGTATTTGTATCGGCGTGTATTTAGGCATCAAAGGGCGATTAGACCCGAGACAATGGCGGTGTACGATGGTAAGAGCCGCCCGAATGGGTTTGCCGCTTTCGTTGGCTCAATGTGGTGAGGTGCTTAAACTGGAAGACAGAAAGATGACAGAGGGTAAAGCCCTGATAAGATACTTTAGTGTTCCAAACAAGCAAACCAAACAGGGCATAACAAAGATGATCCGACACAAGCCGAGCGATGCGCCCGAAAAGTGGGCAACGTTCAAAGCCTACAATATCCGAGACGTGGACGTGGAGCAAGCCATCTTAAAAAAGGTCAGAAGATTGGAAGCACCAGAGTTTGACGAAGATTTGTACGTAGCCGATCAGCACATTAACGACCGTGGCGTGATGATAGACCAAGTTTTGGTAAACAACGCCGCCCGATTTGATGAGCTATACAAAGATGAGCTATTTGCAGAAGCCCGAAAACTTACAGGCATGAGTAACCCCAATAGCCCCGGACAGATTAAACAATACATATCCGAGAACACCGGGTTTACTATTGATAGCCTCAACAAAAAGAATTTGGACGACTACGAGGTACAATTTAAGTATTGGCCCAAGGTGCAAAAAGTTTTGGCTTTGCGTAGGGAAATGGGTAAGACTTCTAACAAGAAGTACACAACTATGCAAAAATGTGTCTGCAAGGATGACCGAGTACATGGTTTGTTGCAGTTTTGCGGTGCCGCACGTACAGGCAGATGGGCAGGGCGTTTAGTGCAGTTGCAGAACCTACCACAAAATCATCTGGAAAGTCTGGATGATGCACGCTATTTGGTTAAGCAGGGTGATTTAGAAGAGTTTGAAATGAACTACGGAAACGTTACCCAAGTACTTAGCGAGTTGATACGTACCGCTTTCATAGCCAAGCCCGGTTGCACGTTCCACGTATGCGACTTTTCAGCGATCGAGGCACGTGTGATAGCATGGATAGCCGGGGAAACATGGGTATTGGACGCTTTCAGGCAAGGGCATGACATCTATTGCGAGACGGCAAGTAAAATGTTTGGCGTGCCAGTTCAGAAGCACGGCCCCAACGGAGATTTGAGACCGAAAGGCAAAGTAGCCGTTTTGGGTTTGGGCTACGGCGGCGGTGTATCGGCATTGGAAGCGATGGGCGGTAAGAAGTTAGGTTTAACAGAATCCGAGGAAAAGGACATCGTAAACAAGTGGCGAGACAGTAACCCACATATCGTTAAGTTGTGGCGTACCGTTGAAAAAGCAGCTATCACAGCCATTAAGACAGGGCGAAGCATAACAATACAACAAGGTATCGTAATCAGTTATCGTTGGGGTATGTTGCTAATTACCCTACCAAGTGGCAGGACTATTTGTTACCCACGTACAGAGGTTGGAATCGAGACAAACGACGGTTGGCGAGGCGACCACGAAATTATCGAGTATGAGGGTTTGAACCAAAAAACGAAGAAGTGGGGAAAATTGAGAACCTACGGCGGTAAGCTAACCGAGAACATCGTACAGGCTACGGCACGTGACATATTGGGTTGTGTGATACTTAGAGCCGAGCAACGAGGGCTAAACGTAGTTTTCCATATACACGATGAGATCATCGTTGAGGCTACGAAAGACCAGACGTTACCGATGATTGAGGCTTTGTTTAGTGAGCCTATACCGTGGTGCAGAGATTTGCCGCTCAAAGGTGCAGGGTACACCACCCCATACTATCTAAAAGATTAAACAATAAAGCAATATGGCAATATGGCAAAAAGCAAGACAATAGACATTAAAGTAGAATGGCACAAGGCGACCGAGGCCCCTAAAAAGAATGTGCCAATATATCTACTTTTCAAGGTTGGCAAACGAAAATATCCGCTTTGCCGATTAATGACGTTTCATCATAGTAACGTCGTTCCGGCTGAATGTGATTTCGGCAAAGCCGAAACCCAGGATCCACAGTTACCTATCATGTGGGCGTATGCAAGTCAGATCGAGCCGCTTATTACCGATGAGATAGTGGCAGATGCGAAATTTGCAGCGTGGGCATGGTATAAAGAAGATTAGTTAAACAATTAAAGCATATACAAAAATGGAGATACAGAAATATAATTGTATATCGGATAAAGAACAATTCCGTTTTGATTTATTGCAATGGTGTGGAAGTACCAAAGATGCAATAGAGGCAGAAGAATTTATCACAGGCAAATTCCGTTTAACAAAAGAACAAGCCGATATGTTACGTTTCAGAAACGCCGAGGAAATGAAAGCGTTTAGAGAGTGGGAAAAAACCAAACAAGCGCAGTTACCAAAATCCGGCATGGAGGATGGCATCTATTTGGTACACGCCGACGGCAAAGCAACTTTGTTTGAACTGGAGTACACCAAAGACGACAACATGGATAGCGAGGTAGTAGCTATCGGTTTGAAGATGGGTAGCTTTGGTATTAAGATAGCTTTGCACGATGAGGCTAACGGCGATGGTATCCCACTAACAACAAAGGCAAATGGCGACGAAGAAAACGACCAAGCCTACTATACCGACATCTACGACGATGCAGTAGCGGACATGGACGGAGCAAGAAACACCAACCATTTGCGTAATATCCTGAATCCACAGGTAAAGTTAGCCGATGATTGGTACATACCATCTTTAGGCGAGTTGTACCGTATCTTTATCAACAAAAAGGCTATCAATGCAGCTTTGGAGTTTGCCAAGGGCGAGAGACTGCAAGACCGTTGGTATTGGACTTCTACCGAGCTCAGTGCTACCGGCGCATGGTATCTGTACCTCAACGACGGTACTACGAACAGTTGGGGCACTAAGGCCAGCTACGCGTACAGAGTTAGGGCAGTGTCAGCATTTATTTTTTAGCCCTTAATATTTTAGTTTTTAATCTTTAAGCACGGCGAAAGCCGTGCCATTATTCACCAATACCGCCAGTTATGAAAAAGATGTACTGCAAAACGTGCCTATCATACGATCCTGATGAAGACAAACCCGGTTATGGAGTTTGCCATCTATCGGAGTGTGAGGTTTGCGAGCAGTGCCCCGGTTGCATAGATTGGCGGTATTTTAAGATTTGGTACTTATAATATGGTTATTCTTTCTTTATTCGACGGCATGAGTTGCGGACAAATTGCGTTAAAGGAATTGGGCGTAACGATTGATAAATACTACGCAAGCGAAATAGATAAGTTTGCAATCCAAAACACGATGGCGAATTTTCCCGACACCGTGCAGTTAGGCGATGTTAGACAAGTGGACGCTAAGAGTTTGGGCAAAATTGATTTGCTGATAGGTGGCAGCCCATGCCAGTGTTTTAGTTTTGCCGGAAAACGTGCAGGAATGAGTACCAAAAGCAAAGAACAAATCGAGACCTTAACAAGGTATCTGGAATTAAAACAACAGGGCTTTGAGTTTGAGGGGCAAAGTTACTTATTTTGGGAGTACGTCAGAATACTTAACGAGCTACGAGAGACAAACCCAAACATCTTATTTATGCTTGAAAATGTTGAAATGGGCAAGCGATGGGAGGCGGTTATTAATGAGGCTTTGGGTATCGTAGGCGTTCATATAAATAGTGCTTTGGTATCGGCACAAGTTAGAAAACGTATCTATTGGACTAACATCAAATTGGCGCAGTGTGATTTATTCGGTTTACCTCAAAGCGCAATACCACAGCCGACAGACCGACGCATATTTATAAAAGACATCTTACAGGATGAAGTCGATGAAAAATATTTCCTTAGTCCTAAATATGTAGAAAAGTTATTAGCATATAACAAACGTCAGGAGGAACACGGCAACGGCTTTAAGGCTATTTTCCATAAGGAAACAGACAAAATGTGTACATTGACAGTGGGGGGGCGTAGTGTGAAAGACTTAATTTGTGTAGCCCAAAGGGGCAGATCATACCGAGGCGAGCCACAACACTTTGAGGAAAGCCCGAACCCCGGTAAGACCAACTGTTTAACGACAGTGGCAAAAGATAATTTGATAATGCAACGACCACGAGGCAAAAACAAAGGTGCTATCAATACCGAAAAGTCGCCTACGTTATCCGCTAATTCGTGGCAACAAAATAATTTATTAGTGAGCAAGCCAAAAGACGGAATCAAGCAGATAAACCCAAGCCGTGAAAGTGGAGGCACGCAGCCATACCAACAAAACCGAGTTTATGCAGCTGATGGCAAAAGCCCGGCTTTGATGAATGGACACGGAGGGCAGACGATTAACGTCTTAGTGGGGGGGCTGCAAGTCAGGCGATTAACGCCGACAGAGTGCGCCCGACTGCAAACTATACCAGAGTGGTATAAATGGGAAGTATCAGAAACACAACAATACCGTATGTTGGGCAATGGTTGGACGGTAGAGGTTATAAAGCATATACTTTCGTTTTTACCCGATCATCTTAAAAAGTAAAACAATATGGCAGAGGATTTCAAATACATAAGGTTTAAGGTTATTAGGGCGAGCAACCTAAAATACCTTTTCGAGCAGTTGGACGATGAGCCACGACCTTTCATATTAGTGGTACACCCACCAATAGGCAAAATCGGTGTGCGCCCGGTTACTATCAAGGCAAGCACCGAGGAAGATGCTAAGTACTTTAAAGGTATCTTAGATAAGTTATCGTATGAATCTTTAGAAAGATTGGCACATGGTACAGATAAAGTTAAACAATGATTTCCCGATCGACATAGCAACAGCCCATAGCCGTATGGCAAAGAAGTGGAAGAACAAAGCGACAACATGGGCGAAGTTGGTAGAACGATGCAGCGAAACGAAGCGAACAACGGAAAGCGTAAGCGAGTACGCCAAGATGAGCCGAGAAGAACAAAGCAGTATCAAGGACGTGGGCGGTTTTGTCGGTGGCTACCTATCAGGTGGAACACGAAAGACCGCTAACGTGATGTGGCGAAGTATTGCCACGCTTGATATTGACTACGGTACACCCGACCTTTGGGATGAGTTCACGTTAAACTTTGACTTTGCGGCGATGCTTTACAGCACACACAAGCACACGCCGGAAAACCCTCGCTATCGTTTAGTGTTCCCATTGAGCCGTCAGGTACGCCCAGATGAGTACGAGCCGCTTTGCAGGATGATAGCAAGCAAACTTAATATTGAGGTGTTCGACGATACCACCTATCAGTTAGCGAGATTGTTTTATTATCCATCTACAAGCAGAGACGGCGAATATGTGTTTGAGTACCAAGACGGCAAGGCGTGCAACGTTGATGAGTTCCTAAAGCAGTACCACGACTATAAAGATGTGGCACTTTGGCCAGTATCGAGCCGAGAGGGTGACATCATCGTACACGAATTGAAAAAGGTAGGTGATCCGACCGAAAAGCCCGGCTTAATTGGTGCTTTTTGCCGTGCCTACTCAATAGAGGATGCCATCGACACGTTTCTACCTGATGTGTACGAAAAGACCGCCCACGATGGGCGATATACTTACATTAATGGTAGCGTGGCGGCAGGTTTGGTTTGCTACGAGGGTAAGTTTGCGTACAGTAACCACGAAACAGACCCGGCGAGTAAGCAGCTTTGTAATGCTTTCGACCTTTGCCGAATACATTTATTTGGTGTGCAGGATGAGGGTACAAAGATAACAGACAACACACGTTTGCCGTCGTACCTGAAAATGCAGGATTTCGTAGCCAAGGACAAAAAGGTTAGAATCTTACTTACAAAGGAGCGACAGGGCCAGGCCGATGATGATTTTGCCGACATCGAAGCAGAGGAAGCCGGGGACAGCGCAGTATCTGAAAATACAGATAAGTGGATGGCTGAATTAGACTTTGACAAGAAGGGCAGCATTAAATCAACGGCAAGCAATATTATTGCTATTCTGGAGAACGACCCAAGGTTGAAAAACCATATATGGCAAAATCTGTTTAATGGGTTCAACTACATAACAGGTGGTTTGCCGTGGAACGCCGAGACGACACAATGGGGCAATACTGATGATGCTAATCTAAGGATCTACTTAGATGAGAAGTACGGAGTAACTGGAAAGGACAAAATCAAAGATGCTTTGGTGGCAGTCGTTACACGTCACAGAGTACACCCAATACGTGATTACCTCAATAGTCTTACATGGGACGGCGTGCCACGCTTAGACCGCCTAATTATCGACTACGTAGGCGCAGAAGACAATGAGCTAAACAGAGCTATGACACGTAAGCACTTTACGGCGGCAGTTGCCCGAGTGATGAACCCAGGGTGCAAGTATGATTATTGCCTGATTATCGCCGGAGCCGAGGGAATCGGTAAATCTACGCTTTTCAACGTGATGGGTGGCGATTGGTTTAGCGATAGTTTGGTAACGATGGAGGGTACAAAAGGTATGGAGCAAGCCCGGAACGGTTGGGTTATCGAGTTACCGGAGTTGGGCAGTATCAAGCGGTCAGACGTTGAGCAGGTTAAAGCCTACATAAGCCGTCAGAATGATATGTACCGCCCGGCATACGGCAGCGTGATGGAATCCCACCCGAGACAATGCGTTTTTTGCGGTACGACCAACGAAACATATTTCTTAAAGGGTGAGACCGGAAACCGCCGCTTTTGGGTAATTGAGGTTGATGCTAAGTACAGAAAGTACCCCGATTTCAGAGCAGCTTTGCAAGCCGATCGTAACCAGTTATGGGCAGAAGCCGTGCAACGATATAAGGACGGCGAGAAATTGGCTTTGTCGGATAATCTGGAGGAAGCAGCCAAAAAACGACAGCAGCAGTTTAACGACAATTGCGACGATCCATTACAGGGTTTAGTACAGGAGTTTTTGGATATGAAGCTACCGACCGACTGGAATACATGGGATTTGAACCGCCGCCGGGCATACATAAAGAACCCCGACCCATTGGACGAAACAGGTGTAGAAATACGTACCAAGGTGTGTGCCGCTGAATTTCTTTGCGAAATGATGGGCATCAACATTTCAGATAAAGGGTATAAGTACGAAGCACGTAGGGTTAATAAGGTATTGGACGATTTAGGTTGGCTAAAATTATCGTCTGCAAGATTTCCGATATATGGAACACAAAGGGCATTTAGCAGACCAGAGGAAGACGACGAAAGCGACCTATAAGGTGTGAAGACGTAAACAAAGAAAATGCAAACGAAGTTGTTTACAGGGCTATAAAGGCAGAAACGACAAAAAAGGAAAAGTAAACAAAAACAATAGATAGTTTATTTGTTTACATCTTTGTTTACGGCTAAAGTACTGAATATCAATATATAACTATATATGTAAACAATGTAAACAATAAAATATAGTATAAGTAGAATAGTAGTGTTATATATACTATATACCTATATAAACTATATATTTACCCACATACGTACACGTATATAGAAAAGTTGGAAATTGAATGTTTACAGGGCGAAAGTTGAAAATATGAAGAAGTTAGAAACAATAACACGCCACGCCGAGGTATCGGAAAAGGCGATAGAAAAATATTTGGTGCAAGAGGTGAAAGCCATTGGCGGCATTTGCCTCAAATACTCAAATGCAAACATGGTGGGTTATCCTGATAGAGTGGTATGCCTACATGGTGGTAAGGTTGTTTGGGTGGAGTTGAAAAGTAAAGGTAAGAAGCCAACGAAGATACAAACCATAAGACAAAATGAGTTGGTAAGCATGGGCCACGAAGTCTATACAATTGACAACAAACAGACGATCGACGAATTAATTAAAGTTTGGAGGGCAGAACAATGAAAGTTTTGTGTGATTATTGCGGAGAATGGTTTGACAAGAAACCAAGTACGGTTAAGACTAAAAATTATTGCTGCAAGGAACACCGACACTTAGCAAAGGTTACTTTGGTAAAGTGCGACAATTGCGGTAAGGAGTTTGAAAGATGGAATGACTATGTATTTGGGCATAATTTCTGTTGTGTTGAGTGTTCTAAACAGTTCACAAGTCAGAGAATGACAAACTATAACAACACCCACAACCCAACGGCTATGACACCCGAAAGAAGATTGGCAGAACGTAAAGCCCATTTGGGTAAAGGAAAAGGCAAGACGTACACCAAAACGTTTGGCAGACATACCCACCGAATCGAAGCCGAAAAGAAATTGGGAAGACCATTAAAGCCGGGCGAAGTGGTACACCACATTAACGGAGACAAAAGAGATAACAGACCAGAAAACTTAATAGTTTTCGCCAGTCAGAAGTTACACGCCAAATGGCATAATGAACATAAGGACTATGAAATTTAAACCGTATAATTATCAAAGGGCAGCTATACAATGGGTATTGGATCATCCACGATGTGGGTTGCTGTTAGATATGGGACTTGGAAAAAGTGTTATTACATTAACGGCAGTACAACAGTTGATGGACGATTGCGAGGTTAGCCGTACATTGGTGGTAGCACCGAAAAAGGTAGCCGAAACAACATGGACTACCGAGGCAGAAAAGTGGGATCATTTGCAAAGCCTGAGAGTGGCAAAGGTGATGGGCACAGAGAAGCAGCGTAATTTGGCGTTGGCATCTAAAGCGGACATCTACGTTATCGGACGCGATAGTTTTGTATGGTTGGTTGGAAAGTACGGCGGTCAGTTGCCGTTTGATGTGTTGGTGATTGATGAGCTAACCAGTTTCAAATCTTCTAAATCAAACCGATTTAAGGCGATGCGTACAGCCATACCAACAGTTAATCGAGTTATCGGACTTACAGGAACGCCAGCACCTAACGGACTGATAGACCTATGGGCACAAATGTACTGTATAGACATGGGCGAGCGTTTAGGCAAGAGTGTGACAAAGTATCGTGAAACTTACTTTGAGACCCACAAGTGGAACAACGTAATAGTACGTTGCGACATCAAAAAAGGGTGTGAGGACATCATCAAAAACAAGATTTCTGATATTTGTCTATCAATGCAAGCAAAGGACTATTTGCAGTTGCCGGACATGATCACCCACGAAACCAAACTTACTTTGTCGCCAAAGGTGATGGAGGCATACAACAAGTTTGAGAAAGAAAAGGTTTTGGAGTTTACCGAATTGCATACCGGAGAAAATGCCAATATCTTAGCGAATAGTGCCGCCGGGCTGATGAATAAGTTAAGCCAGTTTGCCAACGGTGCAATATACGATGAAGCCAAGGACGTACACGAGATACACGATGAGAAGTTAGACAAGTTAGCCGAGATCGTGGAAGCTGCAAACGGCAATCATGTGTTAGTCTTCTATCAGTTCAAACATGATGTAACACGTATCACCAAGAAACTGAAAGGCTATACCGTCAAGTCATACGAGGGTGAAAAGGAGTTGAGAGAGTGGAACGCCGGAAAGATAGACGTACTATTGGCCCACCCTATGAGCACGGCGTTTGGCTTGAATATGCAGCAAGGTGGGCACTATATCGTATGGTTTGGTACAGGTTGGAATCTGGAGTTATACCAACAAGCCAACGCACGATTACACCGACAGGGGCAGCAGTACCCAGTACAGGTGTATAAGTTGATTTGTGCCAACACCGTAGATGAGAGAGCCAACACGGCATTAAGTGGCAAGCAGGGCGTACAGCAATCTTTGTTGGACAGCCTCAACTTTTTGGTAAGGAAGTATCACACAACAATAGACATCAAAGACGAATATTAGAGTATGGCAAAGGATAAAGACTATATAAGGCTGATACATACGGCCAAGTGGCTACGATTGAGACGTGACAAACTCAATGATACGCCACTATGTGAGAGGTGCGAGGAATTGGGCAGAGTGGCAGCAGCCACCGAGGTACACCACGTTATCCCGGTTGAGGATGGACTAACAAGGCAGGAAAAAGAACGCCTGATGTTTGATTACTTTAACCTCAAAGCCCTATGCCATGAGTGCCACGTTAAGGTACATACGGATATGGGCAGGTGTGGCAAAGTTAAAGCAAAGAACCGAGCCAAAGAGCACCTGAAAAGATTTGTGAATAAATTTTTGAAATAGCAGAGATATGAAACACAAGGGCGGAAATGTTTATGGCTCAATCTATGAGCGTAAGCGTAAGAATGGCGGTATATCATATACGGCAGAGATACAGTTTCAAGGTCAGACCATGAGACGAACAAGCAAAGATAAAGCTAAGTTGGAAGAATGGAAAGACAGTATTTGCAATAAACTCAATAGCGTGTTAGATAGATACAACGCTGAATTAGGTGAGCAATTGGCGATAGTGAAAAACAAGCTATATGCCGAAATGATGGATAAAGCAAAAGCCATTATGGACGAAGCCAAGTTATTTGATTTGCGAAATAAGGTTTGTGCCGAGTCAATAGGACTTAGACCAAAGACGTACTTTCAGACATATTTAGCCAGAAGCAACGCAAATGGCTTGATAAAGATTGGAAAATCTAAAGACATACATACACGTATGCAAGTACTTAGTACAAAGAAAGTGCAGCTTATAGGCTATGTAGATAGAGACATCGAAGTACATTTGCATAGTGTGTATAATGCCAAGAGAGTACAAGGAGAATGGTTTAGATTGTCCGATGAAGAAGTGGACGGAATTATTAAAACTTTCGGGTTCGAGACCCCGGGGGTACTTTTTTTAAGGGCATAGCGTGTGGGTTAAACCTCACCGACCCCCTTTTCCACACGTGAGCCAATTTTTGGGCCGTGGGGGATTTTGCCCAGATGCAAAGCCCCGGCATAGTTGGCACGATATAAAAACGCCCACGTGTGTAGGTTAATAATAAAAAGCAATATTTATGAAGTTTGGAAACCAAGATGGCACAGGCTTTGGATTTGGCAGCTTTGGCGCAGGTCAGACCCAAGCCCCCCACCCGATGAGGTGGAGCCGGAAGAAACCACAGCCGAAACAACCGCCCAGGCAAAGCGAGCGCACAGACGTACAAAGGAGTGTACCGAGTTGTCGCAACGCTACGAGTACCGCCGGGCATTTAGCGAGGTCAAGTTATTGGAGGCAATGCAGTACGTCAAGTTGCAAGACCATACCACCTACAATTTTATCACCGCCGGGGACGTGGATAGCCTTAGTTACCTGAAAGTGGTGCTTAATCAGCATGATTTGGACTACTGTTTACTATCGACATGGTGCATGGCGGCAGAGGATATTTTGCAGGTACGGCAATGGTACGAGCAAGGGCGCATTAAGAAACTTGATATGTATTTGGGCGAGATATTTCCGGGCAGCTATAAGATTGAATGGCAGATGGTACAAAAGTTCTATCAGGACCACCCAGAGGCAGGACGTGCCGCAGTATTCAAGAACCACAGCAAGATATACGCAGGGTGCAACTACGATGATGGCTTTTATTTCGGCATACAGACAAGCGCAAACATTAACACTAACCCAAGAACGGAGCAGGGAAGTATAACAGTTGATAAGGGACTGTTTGAGTTTTACAAAGACTACTTCGACGGCATCCGCTCATTTGAAAAGTAACGCAGCATGGAAGAAAAGAAACAAAAGTTTTTGGAGGCTTTGGCGCAGGGCTACGGCATCATAGCCACAGCGTGCGAGGCGATAGGCATAGGGCGCAGTACTTATTACCGATGGTACAACGCAGACCCAGAGTTTAAGGAGAAAGTGGACGAGATCACCGAGACGCAGGTAGATTTTGTCGAAAGCAAGTTGATGCAGTCGATAAATGCCAACGACACAACGGCTATTATCTTCTACCTGAAGACCAAGGGCAAGAAGCGAGGTTACAGCGATAAGGCGCAGCCGAAGACCGCCGACCCATTGTCAGTTAGCCAGACTTTGCCGGAGCCATCCACAGAGGAAGACAACAAGAAGATAGCCGCCAAGATTAAGAGTAAGAAAGCGTATATCGTGAAGTTGCTAAAGAAGCAAGGCAAATATACCGCCGAACTTACATACCAAGTAGATATTACGGCTAAGTTGTTGGTACGTGCCGACATTTTGGGCGATGAGATCATGGCAGACGGACACCAGGCCGTAAACGTGGAATATAGCAGGGAGGGTAACGAACGCAAGACGATCGACCCGAAAGAAAAGCTATATATCGAGTTGTTGCAGCAGGGACAGAAAGCGTTAAGGGCTTTGGGCATGAACACCGAGAGCAAGGAACGAAAGAGCGACAACGATAGTTTTAACGACTTTATGGCAGCGATGCAGGAGGGTGACGAATGACAGAGGAAGAAAAAGGAAGATTTCGACAACTGAAAGCCGAGGTATCGGAGCAGTTGCGGCAGGGGCGCAGTACATACGCCGACCGCTACCGCCGTGCGCTTATCGAAACAGATAAGCGTATCGGCGATTATGTGTTTGGAGTGATAGACCACCCAGACGCACACAACCTGTATGAGATATTGGGAGTAAGACGCTTTTTGCAGATGCTTGATAAGTACGATTGGAAGCCCAAGCGAGTAAAGCGTTTTTTCAAGTTCTACGAGGCTTTGCGGTTTAGTGGCATCCGAGGGCGCACACGCTATAAGCTAACCCCGGTGCAAGCCTACCAGTTTGCCAATATCTATGGCTTTGTCCGAGACGATGGGCGCAGACTGATACGTACCGCCTACCTATTCGTGCCCCGAAAGTTCAGTAAAACGACATCGTGCGCAGCTTTGGCGGTTTATGATATGCTTTTCGGCGATAATAACGCCCAGGCATACGTGGGCGCAAATAGCTACGATCAGGCGAAAATCTGTTTTGATGAGATACGAAACATCATGTTTGATATTGACCCAAAGGAAAAGCACTTTAGGGTTAATCGTGAAAAGATTACTTTCAAAGACCGTGGACGTGATAGCCTCATACAATGTTTGACCGCCAACGCCAAAACCAAAGATGGTTTGTTTGCCTCATTGGTGATAATGGACGAATACGCCCAGGCCCGAAACACGGCAGGCAAGAACGGCGCAGACCTCAAAAACGTATTGACTACATCAATGGGGCCAAGGCGTGAGCCGCTAACTATCATTATCACAACGGCAAGCGATGTGGTAGATGGCCCATTTGCCCACGAACTTGACGGAGTGATGGCAGTACTACGAGGTGAGGCAGAAAGCGACACCATGTTTGCATCTATCTTCATGCCTGATGTGGACGATGCAGAGGACAGCCCGGAGACGTGGGCAAAGGTGCAGCCGCATTTGGGTATCACGGTGCAACCGGACTACTACGAAAATGAGTACCAGACCGCCCAGTTATCAGCCGAAAATATGTTGGCTTTTCGCACGAAATTGCTTAATATTTTCACGATAAATGACGAAAAAACGTGGTTTACCCACGAAAAGGCAAAAGAATTATTGGGCAATTTCTGTATAGATCAGGTGCAGGGCCGCCCAGATTGTGCCGTGGCGTTTGATCTGTCGGTGCATGATGATTTCAGTGCAGTATCTTATACCGTGTACCTATCGGGCAATAAGAAGTTTTACACGCATACTGATTACTATTTCCCGGAGGGAGCATTAAAAGGGCATCCCAACGAGCAGCTTTATAGGCTTTGGAACGAAAAAGGGTATCTTATTTTCTGCAAAGGGCAGAAGATAGACACGGCGATGATTACCGAGGACATATTACGCCGCAGTAAGTTGGTTAATATTATCCGCATCGGCTATGATGCTTACAAGGCGCAAGAGCTAACGAGTATCTTAAAGTCAGTCGGAGCGAGGAACGTGCTAACCCCATTTAGTCAGACCTACGGAAACTTTAACCTACCAGTTGAAAGTTTTGAGATGCTTGCATGGAGTGATCCGGTAAAGATAGAGTTTAACGACAACCCTATTAACGCTTTCTGTTTGGAAAATTGCGTGATAGATACCGACAATCTGGAGAACAAAAAGCCGCTCAAAGTGTCACAATACCGCAAGATAGACGGGGCGATAACGCTTTTAATGACGTTAGGGCTACTTTATACCTACGAGAGGTAAAACTATACGGAAAAGTGGCGAAATGCCGCCAAAACGCCTAAAAACGGCATTATTGACGATATTTCGCCACTGATTAAAAAGCCATTACTATAGATCAACATAGGCTGAATCATCGGTGGAGCCGCCGCCGTCCGACATATTGCCGCCACTGGTGTCGCCGTCACCTGACGAATTGCCGCCATTGGTGTTGTTACCCTCATCGTGGGTACCGGCAGTCTCGCCGCCATCGTCGCCGCCGCCATCATACTTGCCAGCCTCACGGAACTTGGCATCTTTGTAGAGGTCCGCAGCACGGAAGCGTTTGCCGAGATAGAGGTTAAGGCGTACAGCCTTAATGTTGTCGGCGGTAAACTCCTTGGCGGTGGTAGCCGCTGAGGTTTCCAGGCCAATGCGGAAGATGCCGAGGTCGTCGAGGCGTACCGCCTTGCCTTCCAGCAGCAGCTCACGCATACAAATCTGCATCTCGATCAGCACGCCGCGGATTGTGGACTCACCGAACACGCAGTGATGGTTTGCCATGTGCTTTACGAATTCCTCAAACTCCATAAGTTCGGTAACGGCACGGCCGTACCACTTGTTTTTGGTTACGCCCGTCTGATTGCTTTTGTACTTCTTGTAACGTATCATACTTTTTGCGTTTAAAAGGTTGTTTGGCACTATTGCCGCCACAAAGATAGCAGCCATTTTTGGCAAGAATCCGGATGCGTGCCGTTGTGTCCTGTTACCGTCTGTTGTAGGCAGCGATTAATTGTATTTTCACGTTTGTTTTCCTTACTTTTGCACCCATGGAACAGAACAAAGATAATTTCAAGATAAGGGAGTACGGCCGCATTGAACTTGCGGCAAAGTACTGTAATTGCATCATGCCCGAATCGGCGTGGAAGAAATTCCGCCGATGGATGCACCTATACCCCGGGCTTATGGAGCAGCTTGCCGCCATTGGTTACACAGAGCGCAGCCGCAGTTTTACACCGGCGCAAGTGCGCCTGATAGTGGATGCCCTGGGTGAGCCGTGAGATTATCGGTACGGTTATCGCCGGTTTGCCGTATGGAAATCGCCGTTTTCCGTACCGATAATTTGGCGTTTGCGGTGTGAAACAATAGTGTAACAGTTGTAAACCCGTTTACAACCAGTTTACGTGTTTTTGCCGCAAAATGCGCTTAGAATGAGTTTTTTAGGACGATTAGTGTTAAATATTCGTATAAGTAAGTAACTAACGGGCAAAAAATATTGCTGTTTGAATTAAAAATATTAATTTTGCAGTCCAAAAGTACAAAACATTAAACAAAACATTAAATAAATTAAGAATTATGGGAAATCTTTTTGAAAGCCTCAAAGATTACTTCGAGAACACCCCAAAGGATGTAATCGAAAAGGATTGGAGAGAAATAGAATATCTCAATGAGATTGGCCCCGATGTCATTGAGTACGCCGAATTCGTTAGGGAGGATTTCGGTACAGCCGTGTCGTATTCCAACTCCAAGGAGAAAGAGGAGACACACAGATATGACGTATCAGTCAGCGCAGGGGAAAATGGCATTGCAGCAGACGCAAAGTATTGTTTAGCAGCATAAGGCAATCATGGAAAAAGCAGCTTTTAAATTAGATTATTATCGTTTCACTAAGGCATCTTTGGACTTTAACATACCGGACAATGCCGAGTTGAATATATCGTTCAGTCCCAAAGGAGTGTTTCACACAAAGGAAGCACGCTATGAATTGGACTTTGATGTTACGGTAGGATGCACAGAGACTAACACGGAGGTTGTAAAGGTTTCGTGTGTGGCTTCGTTTTCGTTTGGCGGTGGTATTACTATCGCCGACATTCCCGAATACTTCTACCCTAACAGCCTTGCCATCGTATTTCCATACGTCAGGGCTTTTGTAAGTACAATAACCTTGCAGGCTAACGTGCAGCCTGTAGTATTGCCTACAATCAACCTCATGGGGATTACTGAGGAACTGAAAGAACAGACAACCGTTATTGAATAGTTCGGAGAACATGAAGATCACGGATATATACCAGACACTCGAAGACCGGCAGAACGATGAGGAGGTGGAAGACCACGGCCCGTATTTCTGTTTAGAGCGGTATGCCAACGGCATTTTGAAAAGCGGAACAAAAGAACCGTGGCTGGGTGGGGGTTATTATTTCTGGGATACGAGAATAGCGGATGCCAGATGGTGGGGCGATACTGTTTACAGCCGTAAAGGGTATATCATTTGTAAAACGACCTACGACCAAAATTCACCTTTGCTTTATGATTTGATGGGTGATATACGGCAGTTTGACGAGTTCATAGAATGCGCGAAGCTTATAAAGGAACAGCGAAATCTTAAGACAGTAAAGTTTCCTGTTGTACTCGCATATATGAAAAAGGAAAAAGAGGATTTCAACTATAAGGCGATTAGGGTTTGGCCGCACCCCAATACCTTTGAAAAAACGCCCGTCAGGTTTCCCGACGCTAAGGTGGTTTTGTGCAAGCCAGACAAGATACAAATATGTTTCTTCGATAAGACTTTACTTACAGAACCTTATCGTATTGTTGGAAAAAAGGCTTTTACTGCAAATCAGACCATATAACAAAACAAACCCCGATAGGTTCAATCACTTATCGGGGTTTGTTGTGCTCATAAGGTTGCGATAAGCAACTATTATTTTTTGTTTTCTACATAGCCTAAAGATGATTTTGGGTATGATTGAGTCCCGTCTATAACTCCGGCATTGCATGTAATAAGACCCTCGTTTACGGCTTCTACTTTCATTTTCTTGCCATCATAAAGGCGTTTAACAAAATCACCGGGCTTGGCATCGTCTAAACGTTTATCATAGGTATCCGGTTCTTTGGTGGATGTTGTGGGTATCGGCTCTTTATTTTGTTTGTCTTCTTTTATAAAATGATTGCGTAAGGCTCTAATATCATTTGCCATTTGCCATTGCTTAATATACATAAGAATAGCAGCCACGGTAATAACCAAACCGTAGATTTTCAAAAGAGTATTTAATGTTTCAAGTTCCATATAATTATTGAATTTATGTAAATATACTGCAAAAATACAAAAATTTGGTATAAGTAAGTAACTTTTTACCGAAAATCTTTGGTGCTTTAAACTTTTTTATGTATCTTTGCAATGTCAAAAATCATAAATGCGGTACAGATATTGCCGTCGTTCACCGTAACGTAGCGGCTATTTTTGTATCCATGCCATAGTAAGTATAATAGGATATTTCTATATAAAGAGATAGCCGCGCCGTGTCGGGTAGCAGAAATGCCCCGGAGGTTTCGCATTTATGAGCCTTGACAACACGTAGCGCGGTTTTTTCGTTTTTGTCAAAATCATAAATGTTATGTCAAGTAACGTATCAGATCAAAATCCTGTAGAGCAGGTAACGGAAGTGGTGCAGGTTGCACCCACCGTCCAAGAGTTAAGTTTGGTAGCAGTAGAAAACGAGCACGCCGTTACTACATCTTTGAGAGTAGCGGAGGTTTTCAGCAAACAGCACAAAGATGTTCTGAAAGCCGTTAAGTCGTTGGATTGCAGCGAAGAATTTAGAGAGCGAAATTTTGCGCTTTCTAAAATCGACTACCAAAATGGCAACATCAAAAAGCAGTTGCCAATGTATTACATTACCCGTGATGGCTTCATGTTTCTTGTTATGGGTTTTACCGGAAAGACGGCAGCTAAGTGGAAAGAGGCTTACATCAAGGCGTTCAACGAAATGGAGGCTAAGATAAGAGCCGAGCAGATGGCGAAAGCCATTGAGGAGCACGACAGAAAGGAAGCCGAGGAGTACGAGAAACTTCTGGAGCGAGAGGATCGAGAGGAGGCGGCGATAGATGCACGCGTGGCAGCTATGCCGCCAGCCAAGAGCAGAAAGCGCCAGGCAGAGCCACAGACGACCGAGCAGCAGACCACCACAGCAGAGGACGGCATCATCATTGAGGACTACAACGGCAGGCGTGTGGTTTCGTCGCTTACACTCGCAAAGCTGCAAGGGCGTGAACACCGCTACGTTTGTGAGAGCATCCAGCGTATGAAAAAATATTTCGTGCGCCCTGGTAGTGTCATTTTCAGATGTGGCAGAACGGTAAACCGAGGCTTTGGCAAGGGCTACGAAAGCCCGACGGGTGTAGTGTACTACATTACGGCGGAGGCTTTCAAAGTGATGTGCAAGCATTGTACGACCATAGACAAGGACATGCAGAGTGAGGTCCGCAAGGCTTTTCGCAGAGCACAGGGGCCAAAGAACCACGGCAAGCCTGTAGCGACAACCCAAGCACCACAGCAGACCAAGCCAAAGGCCCCTACCACCCCACCGACACCGACCGAGACGGCAAAGCCTCAGCAGGGCAAGCCGACGGCGGCAATGATGCCACAGACCCCAACCGACCTTATGCAGCGTTTTGTAAAGGCCGTTGGCGTGATGATGGGAATGGATACAGACAATTTAATGAACTTAATGAATAAAGGAGAATAAGATATGAAACGTTATACAGAAGAACAAAAGAGTACAGTTATACTTGACAGCGAATGGTATCGTGCAAGTGTATTGGCAGCCGACATTGAAGAGGTCTACGACTACATAGATACCCTATTGGAGAAGATAAGCCCAGAGGACAGCATCGACGGAGCAAAACTGAGATGCGTGCAGGGCACACTTGAGTTTCTTATGAACGGCTGCAACTTCGTGGATATCGAAAACGCCACTTTGCAGAAAGGAGGTTTGCGATGAGATACAAGAAGCCTAAGAAAGTTACAAGTCTGGTGATAACAGACCGTGACGGAATGCCGGTATATAATGCCGACACGTTCCGTGATGCGATCCGGCAGACACGCGACTACGTGAAATGGTTGTTGGAGGAACTGCCACCCGACTACGAGTTGAGAATACACGGTTTGCTTGATGCCATGTATCCGCTTGAATGGCTCACCGAGGATGCCGTTATAAAGACGGTGACCAACAAGCCATAGGGACACGATCCCGACATTACCAAAACCCACATACATAGCCGCTGCATCGTAATGGTGTAGCGGCTTTTTTGTGCCTTTTAGCCTAACAGCCAAAAACTATTTTCTTAAAAAACTAATAATTTTACCACGTTGCGCCAACGTGTGCCACGATGCGCCAAACGGCATTTGGATTTTGCAAAATACGATTGTATTTTTGTAGCGGCTCATTAGCCGTTTGGCATGAGGGCCCCGGATTTTTTACTCATAATTAAAGGACAGAACACCGCCGGAGCGAAAACAGTAAGATAGTTGACAGCATTCAAATTGCCGTAGCTTTGGCGGTTTTGTATGAAACGACGGATGGCAACATTTTGGAATAACATAAAACGATTTTTCAGCCGTGAGGCAACAGGTGCTGACACAGCCGGCACCGCGCGCCCCACCACCGTAAGGACTGGTGGCGGCGTGGCGGTGTTTTCGGCCTGGGGCGACGATGCCATGACGGTTGCGGCGGTATATCGGTGCGTGACGCTTCTAAGCGAGAGCGTGGCGAGCCTACGTTTGCAGTATATGCGGTGCAGGGATGGACGCTATCAGGAAGACACGGCAAGTGATCTGCATTATCTTCTGACCGTGCAGCCTCAACCCGAAATGTCGGCGTTTGACTTTTGGACGATGGCGGTGCGCCTGATGCTCATTGAGGGAAATGCCTACATCTACCCACGCTATGTACTGGGAGAGTTGACCGACTTAGTGCTTTGCCGACCTCACACCGTGACCCACGACCCACTGAACAGCCGTTACTACATAGCCGATGCCTATAATGGAGTGTTCGGCACATTCGAGGAAAAGGACATCATACATCTTTACTTGCATTCCTCAGACGGGCGCAGGGGCGAAAGCGTGCTGACCCACGCAAGGCGCACAATGGATATTGCCACGGCAGGAGATGCGGAGACGGAGAACCGGTTTACCAATGGCGGCAGTGTTCGCGGCATTATCAGCAACGACAAGACTACTACGGGGTTTGGCGAGTACCAGGACAAGGAACTGGAGAAGACAGCCGAAAGCGTGGATAGCCGTTTCAGCCGGGGCGAGCGTATAGTAAGTTTGCCGGGGCAGGTGGACTTTAAGCAAATTTCGCTTTCTTCTACGGATATGCAGTTTTTGGAGAGCCGAAAGTTTACGGTGCGCGAGATATGCCGTTTCTTTGGCGTTCACCCGTCTTTCGTGTTCGATGATACGAGCAGCAACTACAAAAGTGCCGAAATGGCAAACGTGGCTTTTCTTTCCAACACGCTTAACCCGATATTGAAGCGTATAGAATGCGAACTGACCCGAAAGCTGATACCGCGCGCTTTGTGCTGCAAACGCCGTTTTCTGTTTGACCGCCGGGGTATTTACTCAATGGATTTGCAGTCACTCGCCGACTATCAGAAAAAGACGATCGAGAGCGGCATTTACACCGTGAACGATTGGCGCAGGATGGAAAACCAACCTACCATCGACGGAGGCGATACGGTTTATCTTTCTACCAATCTTGCACCGCTGGGCAGTGAAAAGCTATCGGGCACAGCTGCAAAGGGAAATGACAACAACGATAAAAATAACGGAGAATGAAAAAGAAAAGAACAATAGCTATTGTGTCGGGGCTTCGCATTCGTGAGGCTACCGACGGAGCGGAAAGCCGCACGATTGAGGGCTATGCCCTGAAGTTCGGTGTACGTAGCCGCCTTTTATGTGATTGGTGGAACAATTATTACGAGGTACTGGAACCTGGGTGTGTGACACGTGAGATGTTGGATAAGCAGGACATCAAACTTACGATGTTCCACGACCGCCAGTTGGTTTTGGCACGAAGCAACAAGGGCAATGGTACTTTAAGCTACGAGGTTGACAAGGTGGGCGTTAAGTTCTGGGCAGAAATGCCGCACACTGTTGACGGCGACAAGGCTTTGGAGCTGGTAAGCCGTGGTGATATTGCCGGGTGCTCATTCATCTATTCCACCGATGAGGGCGACAGCGAGAACGCCGTGAGCTACGAGCGTCTGGACGAGAAAGGCGACGACGGCGAGGATATTCTTTTGCGCCACGTGAAGCGTATTGACAACGTTTACGACTTTACCATTACCACCGACCCAGCCTACGAGCAGACCGACGTAAGCAAACGTGAGGTGGAAGCGGCGGGCATCAAGTTTGAGCAGCAGCCGAAGCCCAAGCAGATAGACGAGAACAAGAAGCGTGAACGTATCAATGCGGTGCGTGAGCGCATAGCAAGTGTTGGCCGCAATCTGTAGAGGCGGCTTCTATATATGTTTTTTAGTTACTAATTTTAATCATTGACAGATGAAAAAGGAAAAGCTTAATTTTCGTGAAGCCTACGAGCGCATGGACGTAATCAAAAACCGCCTCGCAGAAATTGCGCAGGGCCTGGAGAACGACAAGGAGCGCGAAGACTTCACCGATGCGGAAAAGGGAGAGCGTAAAGCCCTTTATCGTGAAATGGACATCCTCGAAATGAAGATCAAGGCGGCTACCCCTACGTTAGAGGTTATGCGCCGTGAGGACATCGAGGAAGTAAACAAGCAGATGCGTGAGTGCGTCAAGACCGGACAGCGTTTTGAGTTGAAGATCAGCCGTGCCGTGGCTTCTGACTTTGGCGGCAACACTTCGGGTTATCTCAATCCGGGCAGTTCTACCAATCCGTCACCGGTCACCATGGGCGACATCGTAGAACCATTGTACGCAAAGACTATTCTTTCGGCAATCGGTTCGCCATTGCTCACCGGTCTGAAAGGTAACTATCAGTGGCCTGTAATCGAGACATTCGCCGCTACCATCAATGATGAGGGCGTGGAACTGGGTGATACCAAAATCGAGGCAAGCAAGCTTTTGGCAAAGCCTGAGCGTATCGGCGTAGCCGTGCCTATCACACGTGAGGCACTCAACGAGACCGACGACCTTTTGCAGCTTGTATGTACCCAGTATATGCCAGTTGCGGCAGCCGCCCTTATGAACAAAATCATGTTCAGCACCGTAAAGGTGGAAAAGGCTACAAATCTTGTAGGCCCATTCGTCAACCTCAAGGCAGCTAACAAGAAGACTTATAAGGGTGAAGCACCTACCCTCGCCGAGCTTCTTGCACTCAAGGGCATTGTTTTGGGTGCCAACATCATGCCGGAGGGACTTTGCTACGTAATGACAGAGACCACAAAGGCACTTTTGGAGGGTACGCCAAAGTGGAGCGGTGCAAACCAGGCTATCGTTGATGAGAACGGCAAGATTTCGGGTGTACCGGTATTCTGTAGCTCATACGTGGCTGAGGGTTCGGTATTGTTCGGTTCTTTCAAGTATGCCCCACAGGGCTTGTTTGGTGAAATATCAATCATCATCGACCCTTATACACTCGCACGTAAGAACTCTATCGACTTCGTGCTCAATGCCGACTACGCTATTACCACATTGCGTGAGGAGGCGTTTGCCATGTTGTCTAAGAACCCAGCAGTGGCAGCGGCAGCAGGCAGCAAGGGTTAAGTAAGTAATCACAATTTATAAAGTTATAACGTTATGGCAGTAGTGAGTTTGGCACTTTTCAAGAAGCACGTAAGGGCTGATGATTTCGCCGATGATGACGAGTATCTGGAGCATCTATTAGAGACCGCAGAAAGCGCAGTTATCACGGCGACCAATAGAACCCAAGAGGAATTGGCGAAGATGGGTAACGGACATGATGTACCTACCCCCATAAAACACGCTATAATGATGTTGGGCGCACATTGGTACAATCAGCGTGAAAGTGTGAGTAACGTGCAGATGCACGCCGTGCCTGATTCGCTACAAGCCTTAATTAAACCCTATCGGAAATTAGCGGAATGAGAGCAGGAGAAATGAAATATCGTTTGCAGTTGTTGAAGCCAACGGCGACAACAAACGACTACGGCGAGGAAGCGACAACCTACGAGCCTATACGTACCGTATGGGCAGAGAGGAAGAAGCAGAGCGGAAACCGTAGTGAGGAAGTGGGCGAACATTTCCCCGACTATCGAGCCGAATTTAATGTGAGGGACGCACACCCAGTTAAAGAAAACTGGAGGGTGCAGCAGTTAGGTGGCTACCTTTATACGGTGGTTGCCATCATCCCAAACATTGATAGAGGCATGAACACTTTAGTTTGTGAACGAGTAAACGAATAATACTGTTTTCTTAATGTATATGCAGCCAGAACGATGAAAGAAACCGTTACCGACATAAACAAGCCGTTTGCCGATGTTTACAAGGCACTCGACGTGAAAGAACAACGCAGGGCTATGCGAAGTGCCATGCGCAGGGAGGGCAACCGCCTGAAAAAGGCGGCAGTCTCCAATCTGGGACAAAGTGGCATTGGCAGTGGCACAAAGCGCAGTCTTTCAAGCGGCATCTATGTGCGTACCTACCCCGATCGCTACGGCCTGGGCTTCATGGTAAGCGTTAAGCCCCACGGTAGGCGCAAGGGCATCCACCTCAACCGTCAGAACATGGAAAAGCCTGTTTTGATGTGGGCAGAGGACGGAACACGCCAAAGACATGTAGGGCGGCGTATTTCATCGTTTTTCGGTAAAAGCAGGTTCACGGGCAAGAAAATAAGGCAGTATCTACGAGGTGGTGCGAGCCGTGGCAAGATGAAGCGTTACGCTTTTCTTGCCAAGACAGAGCAGCAGACCGCCGACAGCGTGGAAACCAACCTTTTCAACAACTTGCAGAACAACGTGGAAAAAGCGGCAAGAAAGCAGGGACTTTTATAAAATATAGCTATGGCACTGAAAAAGACATCATTAAGCGCGGGCAGCATTATTCGCGATATTCTTCTATCTAACGAGGAAGTGAAGCGGAGAACAAACAAGGTTTTCCCCATTGTGATAGACAACGCCCAACTACCTTATATATTATACCGCCGTGCGGCATTGGCACACAATCCCACTAAGCAGGGAACGCCGGGAGCCGACACCGTGACTATGGAGGTGGTTTGCTATACGGCAAAGTATGCCGAGGGCGTGGAGCTTGCCGAGGCGGTGCGCCAGGCACTCGACTACGCAAGCGGAGAACACGACGGCGTAAAGATGCGCAGTTGTACGCTTGCCGACAGCGAAGAGGGCTACGAGGATGATGCCTTTGTGCAGCAGCTTGTTTATCAAGTCAGAATTTAAGTAATTTAGAACCATTTATTTTTATAGTTATGGAAGATACTGGATATATCAATGGTAGTGACCTTTTGCTTAAGGTCGGAGGCAAGGCGGTGGGACATTGCACAAGCCACACCCTTACTTTCAACAGCGAGACAAAAGACCGTGCCGTCAAGCCTGTAGCTGATGCCGCCAAGAGCAGCGGACTTTGGAAGGGCAAGGGAGTGACTGGTTTGTCTATCTCTATCAGTGCCGAGGGTTTGCGCTTCTATGGCGAGACCGAGAACGGACACGAGCAGATTGCACCACTTTGGGGCAAGGGCGCAAGTGTGGAGGTTGAGGCATTCAAGCGAGGCGGCGACAAGACACCTTATGTAAAGGGTAACTTTGTTATCGCCTCATTGGAGGAGACAAGCCCGGCGCAGGACGATGCTACTTACAGCGTGTCTTTGGAGAACGACGGCGAGCCTGAGACCTACCCGGGCAAGAATGCGACAGCGACGCAGGCAACCGACACCGGCAAGGCAGTGGGCAAGTAACGCCCACATGGAACAAAGGCCATATTGTTTTTAAGATAAATGTTTGATTTGTTGAACTATTAGTTAATTGTTGATTTATGCCAAAGATTGAAATCATGATCAACGGCAAGGCATACCCCTGTAGGCAGACTATGGGGGCTATGCTTCGCTTTAAGAAAGAGACCGGCAAGGAGGTGACGGAGTTAGACAACAGCCTATCGGATATGTGCGCCTATCTGTTTTGTTGCGTGGCGTCAGCCTGTAAGCACGATGGCGTAAAGTTCGATATGTCGCTTATGGACTTTGCTGACAGCCTCACGCCCGAAGACCTCAACAAGTGGACGGACACCGTGAACGCCACGGCGGGCCAGGCACCCGAGGACACCGACACGGAGGGCGAAAAAAAAAGTTAGGCATCTTCGACATTTTGGGCATAGCCGTTGGCAACATCGGTTTGCCCTACAATGATTTTTGCGCCCTCACGCCCGAGGAGTTCAGCCACATATACAAGGCGTACAGCGAGGAGCGGACGGCGCAGTATCAAGACAGTTGGGAACGTATGCGTATGCTTGCGGCAATAACCATACAGCCGTATGCAAAGAAAGGGCTAACGCCCCACGGACTTCTACCCTTTCCATGGGAGAAGAAAAAGCCGGAGCATACGAAAGCAGCCCCGGCAGTATCTAAGGAAGATGCGTTAAAGCGTTTTGAGGAAGTGTTGGGAAAAGTGGGAAACGGCTAAAGTGCGCCGTAGTACCAAGGTGTATGCCCACCATCCTTATATGGTTTGCGTGAATCATATTGCCCATAAGCTACGAGCATGAACAGAATACTAACCAAAAAGGCAATGCAACCAAGGAACAGCAACGAAACGACAACAGCAGCGAAAGAGGCAATAGTGATGTTTCGCCAAAGTTTTCTTTCTTTGGTTTGCCTTTTTGCCGATATGTTTCTGTTTTGTCTCATACTTCTAACCCATTGGTTTACGCCACAAAGATACAAAAAATATTGATTACTTAGTTACTTATACGCTGAAAATATGGCAAAAGAAATAAAGTTTAACATTAAGTTGCTCATTGACGGCAAAGAGCAGTTAGTTACCGCCTCAACATCGGCAAAGGAACTGCGCGACAATCTCGATGCCGCCAAGAGCAGTGCCGCCAAGTTCCGGGAGAAGATGATTACGGTAAACCAGACGGTTGTGGCTTTGCAAAACGCTTCGAGTGCCATAAATGGTTTGCGTGACACGATGGCAGGGCTAACGGCAAGCTACCATGCCGTGCAGCAGGCCAACACACAGCTTACTACCGTGATGCGTCAGCGTATGGAAGCAACCGAGGAGGACATCAAAAAGGTTAATGAGGTTATCGGCGCACAATCCAAGTTGGGTGTTATCGGCGGTACGATACAGAAGACAGGAGCACAGCAGATAGCAACCTTTTTGAAAGAGAAAGGCACGTTGGAGCAGCTGATACCAGCCATGAACGACCTTTTGGCACAGCAGAAAGGTTTGAACGCCACGCAGGAGGATGCAAGAAGTGTGGCAAACCTCATGGGCAAGGCCATGACTGGGCAGACATCGGCGCTAAGGCGTGTGGGTATCACGTTCAGCGAGGCCCAAGAAAACATTATGAAGTACGGCACGGAGCAGCAGCGTGCCGCCATGTTGGCACAGATTATCACCGATAATGTGGGACACATGAACGCCCAACTCGGCAAGACTGATGCAGGACAGCTGAAGCAAGCCGAGATGCAGTTTGCAGCCATTAAGGTACAAATCGGTGAATTGGTTTCCAAGTGGTTGCCTAAGATTACATTTGCGGCACAGGCGTTGACTATCGTAAATTCCATGATTTCGTTAGGCAACAGCATAAAGGGCGCAACAATGGTTATCGCCAATTTCGGCATAACGACAAAGGCGGTGAATGCCGTTTGCATAGGTTTCAGAGCATCCGTTGTTGGCTTGACAGCCGTAACGAGAGTGATGCAAGCGGCGTTTACCGGGGCGACCATCGGAGCGACCACCCTAAAGGTAGCCATTAAGTCTTTGCTTATTTCTACAGGTGTGGGCGTGGCAGTCTGGGCATTGACGGAAGCAATTTCGTATCTTGCCACTTCATCGGATAAGGCGGCAGGAAGCACCAAGCAACTGACAGCCGAGGAAGAGGCGGCGCAAACTGCAAGACAGCAGGAGGCGCAGCAGAGAGCCGAGATTTCGGCGGCAATAGACATCAACATAGCCAAGCTAAAGGCGTTCAAGGGTAGCAAGGAGGAAGAAAAGAAACTTGTTGGCGAGATGAACAATACCTACGGTGATGCTATGGGCTACTATTCCACCGTGGCGCAGTGGTACACGGCACTTGTTGGCAACTCTAAGGCGTACTGTAATCAGATGATTAACGAGATACGCATTAGGGATTTGGCTAACAAGGCGGCGGACTTACAGCAGAAACGGCACGACTTCACCCACGACGACACCGGTAAGACACGCCGTTTCAGCAAAAAGCGCAAGACCCGACAGGTTGCAATAGGGCAAGTGGACGCAGGGGACGGCAAGATTATTCCACAGTATGCAGATGTGGAGGTCAAGGGATCAAGCGACTACGAGAAAGCCAACGCCAAGGTTACAGACCTTTACCGAAAGGAGCAAGTCGTGAGAAAGCAAATGGAAAGTCTGGTAAGGGAAAATACCAAAATCACATACAAGCAGTATGATGGTTACAGCAAGGCAGCCCCGACCACACCGACCAAGACCACACCGACCAAGACCACGACACCAAAGACAACTAACAAGAAAGATGAACCGAAAACCCACGTAGAGGAACTACAGGCGCAGTTGGCGGCGGCACAAAAGGAAATGGGCAACGCCATGACCGTAGATGCAAGGGTAAAAGCCGATGCAAAGGTAGACGACATACAACGGCAGATAGACGAAGCTACAAAGGGTAAGGTATCTATCGGGGCAGAGACAGAACCAACATACATTGTGCAGGGAAGCGATGCCGACAAACGACAGAGCCGAACCAATGCACAACACAACATAGACCGGATAAGGCAGGACTTTGAAATAGGACTTATCGGCAAGGAAGATGCCGAAAGGCAGATAGCCGACATTAACAAACAGCTTGAAAAGTTGGGCGTTAAGCCGATAGAGGTACATTTCAAAACCTACATCGAGGAACTGCAAGAACAGTTGCACGACGCGCAGCAGGAGTTTGAGGAAGCCACCACAATAGATGCAAGGGTGAAAGCCGATGCCAAGATAGATGACATACAACGGCAGATAGACGAAGCTACAAAGGGTAAGGTATCTATCAAGGCAGAGACAGAACCGGCATACATCGTGCAGGGAAGTGCAGCCGACAAGAGACAGAGCCACAGCAACGCCCAGAATAAGGCAAGCCGCATACAAACCGACTACGAGATAGGAATCATTGGCAAGGACGAGGCACTGAAAGAGATTGAGGAGATAAACCGACAACTCGCAGAAATCGGATTGAAGCCTATAAAGATTGAATTTGACAGCAAGGGTTTTGACAAGGTGTTTGGCGACATCAAAAGCGGTTGGGGAAACATCCAAGGCGTAGGCAACGGCATTCAGGGCATAAGTGATGCGCTGGAGGGCAACGGCGATGCCTGGCAGCAGGTGACGGGACTTATTAACGGCTTCATTTCCATTGCCGAGGGCATACAGGGTATTGTGGAGTTGTTCGGTATGCTCACGGCGGCGACCTCAGCACACGCGGCGGCATCCACTACCGATGCAGCAGCAACGGCAGGAGAAGCGGCAGCAGCAACAGCCAACACGGCAGCCAAGAGCGGCGAAGCGGTAGCAAATGCCACGGCGAGCGGTGCAAAAATGCCGTTCCCTTTGAACCTGGTAGCGATTGCGGCAGGTGTGGCGGCAGTTATTGCGGCACTCGCAGCAGTTTCGGGATTTGCCACTGGTGGTGTTATCGGCGGTACTTCTACATCGGGCGACAAGAAGTTTGCCCGAGTGAACAGCGGCGAGATGATACTAAACAAGTTTCAGCAAGCCCGATTGTTCGGCATGATCGACGGCAAGTTTCAGCCGCCTACCTTTACGGAGCGGAGGTTACAGCCGGTAACGATGCAGAACATAACAAACGACATTGAACCGACAGCCACGGAGGTAAACATCAATATAAATGCCAACGCACGCAAGATACTTGACATGATTACAGATGTTAAGCGAGTGGCGAAAAAGAGCGGCAAGAACTATAATGTGTAACAAATAAAAATCAGTTAATATGTATATACACGGCAGTTTTCTAAGTCAGCAGAGCGATACGATAACGGTACACATCGTTACCGGGAACGATCGCACGCAGACCATTGAAATAGGTACAGAAAAGGCAGATGTATATTTTAGCGAGGATCCGGCAGAAATCGAGAATGAGGTAAACGACACTTTCGATGTGCTTTTGAGAAGTTCGGCTAAAATAAGATTGCTTTGCGGCAACCTGATTAAAGACCTTTTTAGTACCTCATGCCGTGATGCAGTCGTAAACATCTATAAAAACGATACGTGTATCTTTGCCGGGTTCATTGAGCCACAAACTTTGTCGCAGCCATATAACAACAGATGGGACGAACTGGAATTAAATTGCATTGATGCGCTTAGTGCTTTGCAGTATAGCAAGTATAAGAATGTGGGCGCATTGGGCGTTATCTATGCTTTCGTCAAGGCAGAGGCAGCGCAGCATAGTTTTTACGATATTGCTACCGAGATACTGCAAGGTGTTACCGAGGGACTGGATATATTGGGCAACCAAAATATTAAATTCTGGTATGATGGCAGCAAGGCAGTTGATGCACAGACCGCAAACAGATACCAAGTGTTTAGGCAGCTTTCTATATCTGATTTGTTGTTTTTGGGCGATGATGAGAGCGACGTTTGGCAGCAAGATGAAGTGTTGGAGGAACTTTTGAAGTACCTTAACTTACATATTGTGCAGGACGGCTTTAACTTCTATATCTTTTCGTGGGAATCCGTCAAGGCGACACCTGATAAGATTATTTGGCATGACATCGTAGCCAACAGCACCAAGACAACGGCGCAGCAAGCCGTAACAATCGCTTTGGCTAATGTAGCCGATTGCGATACTACGATAAGCATAGGCGACGTATATAACCAACTTCTATTAACCGCCAAGGTGGAAGACATCGAAAGCGTGATAGAAAGCCCATTGGACGATGATTTGTTGGTTAGCCCATACATCAATAAGCAAAAGTACCTCACCGAGTATTCAAGCGACGGAGAAGGAAAGACCGCCTATAATGCTTTTTATGCTATGACCCACAACCAAAAAACCACGTATGGCGCAGGTGCTATTACTGATTGGTACGTGCAGGTGATGCGTAACAAACAATGGACGTTCCCGATGAAAGGCAACACAGATATAGACATCGTGGACTATTTCGGCAGCGAGGGCACAAACCAACACGCTTTGCCTGATTGGTTAGGGCAAGCACCGGGGGCGGCTATTATGGCTTTGGGCAGCGTCAAGATGAACACGGCCAACGATGATAACACCCCGACATCTAAGGTAAACATGACTAACTATTTAGCAGTGTCGGTTAATGGCAATGGCATAGACAATGACGAAAACAAAACCTACCCAAGTGTGGCAGACATACAGAAAAATATACCGTATGCCGTCTATACTGGTAACAAGGCAGGGGGCGTTTTTTCGCCGTCAGACGAGAAAACCACCAACTATATAGTATTGTCGGGTAAGGTTATCTTAAACCCGATAATGAGGCAGACCAACACGTACACCAACCTACATAACAAGGAGTGGCACGGCGGTTTACCTATGGGTTTAAAGGAAAACGAGATTTACGTATGGCATCAGACCGTACCGAGCCGTAACAATGGTGATGGCAGGTATTACACTCGGCAGTATTGGCAAGCCGAGACCCCGGACAAAGAAGTATCATGGCATGAGGGCGCAGATAGCGGATTTTATCCATATACCGGGGAAGGCCCAGAGGAATACGAATTTAAGTACAGCGCAGTAGGCGACAGTACCGACACAATCAGTAAGGTAGCCGTATTAGCCTGTATGTTGGTTATCGGCGACAAATGCGTAGTGGAGACCGGAACCGATGGGCAGACAACCGATTTTGTTTGGCAGAAATACAAGGAACGGAGCGAGTGCCAAAGCGATGATGAATATTATCAGCAATGCTTTACTATTGGCTTTGACCCTAAGATAGGCGACAAACTGGTAGGCACAGAGTTCAGCATCCAAAACAACATCGACTACAAGATGGGTATTGATGCGGAGGGTATAGCAATACCGATTACCAAGGGCGACAAGATAAGTGGGCAGGTTAGGTTTATGATATTAGGCCCTGTTAATGCTACATGGGACGTTATCACACGCCGCCACCCTACCTTTTTCAGACACACGAAGTGGAGCAGCTCATCAGTACCGCTTTTAGCCCATGTTAGTAGCATCCTGATTAAGTCGTTTGAGGTTAAAGTTTATAGCGATAATGGACTAATCAGCAATGGCAATGATGATAACGATATTATCTACATGAGCGACACCAAAGAAACCTTTGTGAACAAAAAGGACGATTTGGAGTTTAAGATAAATTCGGCATTGACCGCCACGGAGTGCGCCCAGTTGGGAGTTAGCAATACGGTGAAGTTATCCACACCGTTGAATATATCAACCGGGGACGGAGTGTTAGAGGTGTACGACCGAAACGGCAACGTTAAGGCGAAGCCCGAACAAATCTACGTAGATAGTTATTATACTGAATACCATAGGCCACGTATCGTGATGGAGCAGAAACTAAGGGACATTGATAATGTTGTTAGTCTGTTTAACCATTATCGCCACGAGGCTTTGGGCAAAGAATTTTTCGTGCAGGGCATCGGCAGAAACCTTATTGAGGGACGTGCCGACCTCACATTAAAGGAGATTGGCACATGATCGAAGTTAAGCAGATAGCAAAACCCAGGAACAACGGCAGCGGTGGGGCATCCACCGGAGGCGGCAGCTATGGAAGTATCGGCAAAATGACCGAGGAAGCCAAGCACGCAGCCAAAGCCGATATAGCGACACACGCAGAGCAAGCCGAGTATGCAAACCGTGCCGGATATGCGAGCCGTGCCGCCTATTCCGATTTAGCCGGAGACGTTGCAGAGGATAGCCCGATTAACGACCGCTTTTTGTCGAAGATTACCGCCGACATAGCGAAAGGGCACATTACTTTTCAGCAGGGTTTGACGGCTATCGGTTTGGCAGTATTCAAGGACGGCGCACACTTTGGCGAGTTTGTCAAATCCCTGTATGCAGGTAAGGGCGCAGGTATTGACGCACAAGGTAACGCCGAGGTGGAAAGCCTAAGAGTGCGCAGCTACTTTGAGTGTCTGGAACTGATAGTAAACCGATTGTCAGCAATCGAGGGCGACCAACTTCTAACGGAAGCGGACACAATCGAGAGCGTGGACGATTTGGGCGATGGTTGTTTTGGTTTGCACCTGAAAAGCAAATGGGACGGATATTTTACTGCCCAAGCCGAGAACAACGTACTAAAAGGTATCATCAACACTTTGGCGCAGGGAAGCGGCAAGTATTACACGGCATGGTTTAGAGTTAATAGCGTTAATACCGCTAACAACTACATAGAGGTGACGCAGTACCCGGACACCGAAGTACCAAGCGGCAAGAATTACCCACCATGCGAAATGATGAAGATTGCACGATGGGGAAACCAAACGGACACGAAACGGCAAGATTGTTTGTACCTATCGAGCACAGAGGGGCGAATCGTCAAGCTAAAGGGAGTGACTAAGCCGATTTTGGATAACGCCAACTATGGTGCGGCTTTCGGCAGTTTGCCAGAATTCGTGTACGAGTTATTGGACGATAACGGCAACCCTTTGCCAATACGTGATGGTTTAGACTATATGTATATACCGGGTATCGTCACAATGGACGTTATCAGACTTAACAAGTGGACTGGTAAGCCGTTGGTTACGTATGTGGATCGTGGGGCGTGGACGCAAAGCGGTAAGTACTATTGCGATGCTATCAACCCGGACACCGGGGAGTATGAGACATCAGACGTTTGGTTTAATGGCTGCAAGTACAGATGTTGCAAGAACCTCACAACGACCGCCCCGGCATGGAACAATACCGATTGGGCGATGATCGAGGGAAACCCAGACTTTGCCGTAGATTTCCAAGAGCCTGAAAGTATCTTAGACCCGGACAAAATAGACCTCACGCTAACCATCGTGGCGACCCTGTATAATATGAATATCACAGATGATATTTTGGACGCAGACGTAATGTGGACGAGATACAGCGAGGACGCAGAGGGAAACGAGAGAACGGCAAGTGACAACGTTTGGAGTTTGCGCCACGCCAATACCGGAAAGTCTTTGCACCTCACAGCCGAGGACATGGATTTTAACGGCTATATGCCTAAAGTTATACGCTTTACGGCTACCGTTACTTTACGTGACGGCATGGGCAATGAAGCAGCAACGGCGGCAGTCAGTTACGAGTATTAATTTAAACATAGCGCAGTTATGAAGACAAAAAGATTTGATTTCAACTTTAAGCCACTGCAAATTAATGTTAGCATGGTGGTTGAGGGTGGCGTATCGGATAGTCAGAACTACGACGCAGACACCGACACATATACGCCTGATTACACCATAGACGCATCTAACTTGATAGTGCAGCCGAATATCGGCAGACTTGACAAAGACGAGGTTTTAACGCCGGGCTTGATTAATCAAGACCTCACTAACGTAGTCTGGTATGAGGTGAACAAAGGAGCGGCCGACACCGTGATAGATAGCACTAACCCAGACTTTGAGGTAATCAGCAAGGGCGCAAAGGCAGGACGTATTAGGATCAAGAAGAACGCCAAACCGCAGATACCTATGAATCTACGATTTGAAGCCGACTACAAAGACCCACGTACTAATCAGGTGTACCACATCATCAAGCCATACCAAGTACAGTGCAAGAACACCACAACATATACGCCACTTCTGGTATTGGACGCAGCCGCCCAAACTATCTACAACCCATTGAGCGACCCGGACACCCAGACGGTACACGCATCGTTGAGATTGGGCGTTAATGAGTGCCCGGAGAATAAGCGTTTGTTTGTATGGGAGGTAATGAGAGAAGACGGAACATTTACCGCCGTAGGCAACGACACCACGTTAGACTATGACGTAGTGGTAGCAGAAGACGGAAACAGTTGTACCGTTAATCGTAGCCTCATGGGTACAGAGCTTTATTTGCGATGCCGGGCAAAGTATAGCCCAGACGGAAACCCAAGTAGCGTAACACTATCGGACAACGCCCCTACTAAGTTAGTGGCATTTATCCGTAGAATCCCAAAATTTGAGTACGACATCGGCGAACTACCTACCAACCTACCAAGTGGTTTGTTAGAGATTGCGCCAACGGCGAAAATTTGGAATACTAACGGCATGATCAACAACCCGGAACGTGAGTTATTGCCGCTTTGGTATGTTGCGACCAACGCACAGTCAGGAACGCTTAACTACTCGCTCATAGCACACGGAATGAAACCGACGCTTTCGACCAATAAGGTTAGTCAGACGTTAGGCGGCGTTTATGGTTTGGACGTTAAGGACGTTGGCCCTACGTGTGCGTGGGAAGACAGCGACGGCGCAGTATTCGTCGATGCAGACGATAACGTAATATTAATCAAATAACAATTTAATCAATATAAGATTATGGCAAGATACATTAAAGCAAATCCATTGGTTGCACGATACTTGCAACTGGAGAATGACCGTAACATGGTAAGTGATGGCAACTATCTTTTTTGGCAAAATGATATGTTGAAGTTTGGCCCACTAACCCAACTTAACGACATATTGGTTAAGATTGGAGGCATTGCACTTATGCCACATGAGGCGAGAAGTGAGCAGGACGGTACTATTTGCCGACCTTTGCCAATGGCGACCGATGCACGCTTTCAGCAGCCTATTAAGGCTAACGTTAATGATGCTATCGTAGGTGACAACACCAACACCGAGCAGGGCGCAGATGGCGAGGGCGAGAACACGGAGAGCACCGACAATGGCGGCAATGGTGATGAGGGCCAGGCCAACGAGGAAAATGCGGAGGGCGACCAACAGCCGGAAGCGTCAGAGAGTGAGCAAACAGAAAGTAAAACCAAAAAGTAAGGAACTATGAGCAAAGCGAGTACAACCAGAACGATTAAGTTTATTACGAAAGCAGGAACTTATACGGCATTAATCATGTGCCCAGATGGCGACATCTACCAAGAGTGGGATGGTACAGAATCCGACGTTACTAAGGTGATCCCAAACTTTGAACAGACAAAGCCGAAACTTAACTTTGTCTGTATGAGTAGCCGAGTAGCCGAGGGAGTGGCAACGCCTGATAGTATGCAGTACTTTTTTAATGGCACGAAAATCGAGTTTAACGGCGACACGTCAAGCGGCATTTTTGCAGGTTACTTTAAGAAGTTTGCGCCAAGCGGCGATAACATCTACTATGGTTTGCAGATTGTTAAGAATTTGGTAGAAATCGCAGGTTTTGCCCCGGTAACTATCAAGATGGTGGCGGCTATCAGTTATGGCACACAAAGCGATAATATCCAAGCTACCTATACAATCCCAGTGCAGAAAGCAACAGGTACAAGTTATCGGGTTACCATCGTCGCCGGAGATACCAAGGGCTTTGTTATCACCGACAAGGGCGGCAGTTGTGTTTTAAAGGCAATGGCATACCAGAGCTACGGGGAAATCACCAAAGATTTAACCTACGTGTGGGAGAAGATGGGGGCCAGTGGTTGGGAGGTAATCAACGGACAGACCGCCCAGACGCTCACAGTGTCAGGCAGCAGCATAGACACATACGGAGAGTACCGGGTAACTGTTAATCGTAGTGGTGTCGAAATCGGTAAGGACATACAGGGCGTTATGGACGCATCCGACCCCTACGACATCGACGCACGCCCGACACCGGAGGACGAAGCGATAAGCGAGGACGAAAGCGGCAACGGCAAAGTAACCTACACGCCGTGGATCGTCAAGCGTGGAACTAACACGCAAGCAATCAAAAACGCTAAGTTTTTCTTTGTCGTGAAAGATGCAGCAGGTGTTTATCTGAATAGCAAACAAGATATGAGCACAGCGGTTGCAAGCTATGCCGTAACACGTGATATGTGTTTGCAAAATGGTGGAGACATCAGCGTAACAATAACATCAGAGAGTTAAGCAGCCTATGGGAGTGTCAGTAACAAGAATAGTTAAGTTTATACGCAAGGGAAAGGGCGTAATTGTCGCCCAATCCCGAAACGTATATAACTATACCTACAAGGAGTGGACGCAGTTCTACGGACTTAGTGGGCGGTCAGTCAATTGGGACGGAATCATAAATGTATCTGATTTTTCCGTAGGCGATACGATGGTTATTAATGGCACGGTATCGGACAAACAACGTATTACCATCAGTCTTTACAGCAGAGTAACGGCAATCGACACAAACCGGGCTATAATAACGGCTCAATCACTATACTACATTGCAAGTGGTGAGAACGGAGAAGACGGAGTAAAAGGCGACAGAGGCCCGGCACTACGAGGCCCACAAGCGTGGAGCGATTGCGCCGTAGGCTATGTGTTCCAATCGGGAGCAAGTGGCGAGGAATACAAGGACGTAGTTTTGTATGGCAATAACTATTATTCTTGCATCAAATCGCACACCAAGACTGCAAGCAATTACCCAGGAAGTGCAACCGACACCAATAGCGGACTTTGGAAGTTAGCCGACAAACTGGAAATAGTGGCTACAAAGATACTGTTAGCGCAGTATGCTTTAGTCAAAAATTTGGGTGTAGAGGCTATCGACATGAAAGACGCTAACGGTAAAATTGTCTTTCAGGCAATAAACGGCAAAGTTACTTGCAATAGCGGTACTTTTAACAACATAAAAGTTACAGGCGATAGTGAATTTAGCGGAACGATGAAAGCCGTAAGCGGAAGTTTCAAAAGTCTAAATTGCGTGAATGATAAAGGCGAAGTCGTGGGCAATATCACCTTTGGAAGTGATGGGCGAATGTGGTTTGACGGCGATATGTACAGCCAGGGTTACAGAAGCGACAAGAAACGAAGCAACCGATTTTATACAAGTGATGTATTTTGCCGTGGAATGTTTGGGCATTTTGGAAAAACTATGGCAGTCGTTAAAGGTACATATATGTATGTGTATTCAAAAGGGGCGGGCCAGTCGGGCGTATATGTAAGTCTTAAAACAGGAGAAACAAGTAACAATAAGACTTTTTATTATATACCACTTTACAGGCCATCAAATACCGACGATTTGTCGGGTATGCCTATCGACGTTGTGGTTTTTAACACCACATCAGATTACTATTATGCTTTTTCAAGCATGGGCAATGGTAAGGAATGGCGAGTTATTAACGGAAACGACAGACAGACAGTGCATTTTTGCGATATTGGCGGTTGGCATGAATTAGTGGGCGGTGCATCTGTAAATTGTGTGTACGTAAACCCTGAATGGCTAAACCCAGTACCAAATAAAAATGATATTGCCCGAGGTGTATTTTGGACTGGGGAGAAAGATTTAAATTGGTAACAAACTTTAATTTTATAAAATTATGGCAGTAAAGAAAACAAAAAAGTTGAGTGGTCAGACAACAGTAACCACCATCAACACAGACCAGAAAATTCCGGTAACGGACGCAAACGGAAAGGTTACGCTTATTTCATTGGCGAACCTCAAAACCGCTTTGTTGGCAGGTATGAACCTTAACGGCTTATACGATGGTATCTTTATCATGTACCACCGTAAGAGCGATGATTACCCACTAATGGTTAAGCCTCATAAGTGGACATCGTTACAGAACAGCGGCGAAATTGCCGACGGCGTAGTGGTAGTTGAGGGCGGCAAAATCTTAGTCGTAGCCCCTACCGAATCAACTTCTAAACTAACGTGGAGTAGCGCAGCTATCAGCGGAGGCGGTACGACAACAACCGATCGTGTCACAGCGATGAACGATTGGAACGGTAAGGCGAACACGGCGGCTACAATCAAGGCAAGCAAAGCCGATGCAATCACCAATACGTCGCAGTATGCACCGGGCTACTGCAATCTGTATAGCCGTGCAAACGCTAACGGCAAGGGTTTGACAGCAGGTAAATGGTGGTTGCCATCGTTGGGCGAAATGTTTATGATTTACGCCAACATGACAAAAATCAATTATGCTTTGTCCCTGATTACCGGAGCCACCCAGTTAGTTGAAGATTGGTATTGGACTTCTACCGAGCTCAGTGCTACCAACGCATGGTATCTGTACCTCTACGACGGTACTACGAGCGGTTGGTTCGCTAAGGCCAGCAACACGGGCAGAGTTAGGGCAGTGTCAGCATTTATTGTTTAATTCTTAATTTCTTAGTCTTTAACCTTTAGGTACGGCGAAAGCCGTACCATTATAAGGCAATTTAATAAACAAGCAATGGCGGTAAAATTAGTTTCAAGTACAAAGATTTATTTAGATGCACGCAAGTTGTTAGACATCATTTTGGATATAGTACCCAATTTCCCACGTGCCTACAAATTCACCATCGGGGCAAAGCTGCAAGAAATTGGCGTTAATCTGATACAGGAGATAGCAGCGGCGTACATCAATAAGGACAAAGCCGAGACAGTAAAGCACCTAACCGAGTTTCAGGCAGAGTTTGAGACAATGAAAACGCTAATGAGAATTGCCGGAGAAAGGGAGTGGATAAAAGGCAGAGGAAAATTTGCAAATATCATCGAGTTAATGGACGAAATAGGTAAACAATCGTCAGCGTGGAAAAACAAAGTAGTTAATACGCTTTGTAGCCAAAATCGGAATGTTACGACAGACCGAGAGCGCAGTTTTCCGTAATAAATGGGGTTTATGCCGTCATTTACGGCTAAGAACAAGATAATAAACCACAGATTGCGGCCACCGAGAACAGTGCTACCAACGCATGGAATCTGAACCTCAACGACGGTAATACGAACAATTGGAACACTAAGGCCAGCAACACGAACAGAGTTAGGGCAGTGTCAGCACTATTTACAGAAAGCAGAAACGTGACAAATTATAATATACAATGGTAACGACAGAGTGGCTTTTAGATGCTTACTTTGATTGCCGTCATAGCAAAAGACGAACAGCAAGCGCAGTTGTTTACGAAATGGACTACGAAAGCCGTTTGATTGCTTTGCGTGATAGAATCAATAACCGGACGTACCAACCCGGTAAGTCTATTTGCTTTGTCGTAACACGCCCAAGATACAGAGAGGTATTTGCAGCATCCTTTGAGGATAGAATCGTACACCACTACATAGCTTTGCGCCTAACGCCACTATTTGAAGAAATCTTTAGTGAGCGTACATTTAATTGCAGGAAAGGCAAAGGGCAGCTATATGGTATTAATACGCTGAAAGAAGATATAAGGCAGTGCAGCAATAATTATACGGAAGATTGCCACATTATGAAACTTGACTTAAAAGGTTTCTTTATGAGCATTGACAAAAAGTTATTAGCTGAAATGGTAGATCGCTTTATAGTCAAGTACTACAAGGGCGAAGACATAGACGATTTGCGCTACCTTTGCCGTGTCGTTATTTTACACAGCCCCGAAAAGAATTGTGAACGGCACAGCCCTTTGAGCTATTGGGAGAAGTTGGATAAGAACAAATCACTATTTACAAATGGTGAGGGTAAGGGCGTAGCCATCGGCAACCTGTTTGCCCAGATATTCGCAAACTTCTTACTTAATACGCTTGATTGGTATATCGAGAATGAGGGTATAAAACATCATGGCAGGTATGTGGACGACTTCTATTGCATCCATAAGGACAAAGAAAAGCTATTGGCGTTAATGCCTAAGATACGTGAGCTATTAGCCAAGTTAGGTTTACGACTGAATGAGAAGAAGTTTTATTTGCAACATTACAGCAAAGGCGTGGAGTTTACCGGGTCAATAGTCAAACCTGGACGTGTCTATACCTGTAACAGAACAATAACAAACTTTGTCGCAGCGGTCAGACGGCTAAACAAGGCTAACAACGAGCGTCAGGTATTACACGCAGTATGTAGTATCAACTCATATTTAGGTTTGCTACGGCATACCAACGAATATGCTATGCGACGTAAAGTGCTTAACATGATCGAGCCACACGTATTTAAAGAATATGTGTATATCAAAGGGCACTACGAGGTATTGGCAATTAAGAACAAACATAAATTGAGGTATCAAACAATGCAAAGAATTAGAAATGGCGACTACTGATAAAGCACCCATTACCCTATCATCCGATAGGTTAGATATGGACTTATTTAGATTGCTACTTACAAGGTATGTAGTAGTGACCGAGCAGCGAGACGGCAAAGTAATTTACGAACTTAACAGCATCGAGCACCATGCAGATAATTGAAATAGTAGTATCGGTTATTACCGCTTTGGGCGGTTGGGAAATGATTAAATATGTAATGAATCGAAAGACCAACCGCCGAAAGGAGGAAGCCGAGGCCGACAACGTAGAATTTAACGTGCTACGTGAGGCAATGGACTTTTTGCAAACCCAACTCAAAGACAAAGAGCAAAGATTTGCAGAGCAGACCGATTTAGTGAGAAAGCAGAATTTAGATATTTTGCAGCTCAACAAGGAAAAGGCGCAGTTAGAATTAGACCTACAACGCTATAAGTGTGTAATTAAGGGTTGCGTTAAGCGTGACCCACAAAATGGTTATTTATATGAGAAAGATTAATGAGATTATCGTACATTGTACGGCAACCGCCGAGGGCAAGAACTTTAAGGCGGCAGACATTGACCGATGGCACAAGGCTAAAGGTTGGAACGGAATCGGCTACCATCATGTAGTAGATTTGGACGGAACGGTAGAACCAGGCCGACCAGAAAGCGAGGTGGGGGCACATTGCCTGAAGCACAACACAAATAGTATTGGTGTAGTGTATGTGGGTGGTTTGGCATCCGATGGTAAGACACAAAAGGACACCCGAACACCACAGCAAAAGGCGGCTTTGGTAAAGTTGCTTACAGAGTTAAAGCACCGTTACCCTAATGCCACGATCCACGGACACCGAGACTTTGCAGCCAAGGCGTGCCCATCGTTCGACGCTACTAAAGAGTACAAAGACATTAAGTAATAAGCCGATGAAGAAGTTTATAACTATCTGTATGTGCCTGTTAGCCCTGTTTGGGCTGATAGGCTGCAAGACTACCAAAAAGGCGGTATCGGAATCATCCACAACCACAAGAGAGGAAACCGACACCACCAAGTTAGCAACCGATAGCATCCACGTAGGTACTATCAGAACCGACAACCGGACCACGCTAACGTATTTTAGCGATTGGGGGTATATCGAGTTTGCCAATAACGGCGGTACGCTCACGATCGACACTTTGGGCAACCTGAAAGCCGATGGCGTTAAGTCATACCAACACGGCAAGAAAGCCGCCCAGAAGAAAGCCGAGAGTATCACCCAGAGCAAGGACAGCACCGACACCCATAAGCTGCAAGCAAATGGAGTGCAGAGCCGAGACAACAAACAAGCCAACAGAGAGCCACAGAAACAAGGCGTGAAAGCCTTAAAATGGTATCAGCGTACAATTTACCATATCGGCTTTTTGTGTTGCGTAGCAGCGATTATTTACGCTATATTCTTATATCTACGAAGAAAAAAATAAAATCTGTTTTCTGAATAGCGCAAGCCCGGAGCCGACCGAGAGGTTAGCCCGGGCGATTTGCTTTACCCAATACGTAGTCTATAACTTTGCGGTTTGCGGCATCCACTTTATCCCTATTGTACTTTATATACACACCTGTAACCTTTGCGCCGTGGGAGTGCCCCAAAGCCTCACTAATAGTGTCTTTAGGTATATCCAAGTCGGCGGCATACGTAGCCCAGGAATAACGTGCCCAGTACAAAGATAGTCCCTTTTCTAAAGGTTGCATTACTTTTCGGTTATTTCCGGTAAAAACAAAGTTACCGTTATCATCCAACCGGGCAGGGCCTATTTTAGCCAGAGCGTTATTAACGCTACCCTGTAAGGCTTTATAGTCTTTGTACCTATCAAAGCAGCGTATAAGGTGCTTTTTGCCCTTATAGCGGTTTATTATCTTCATTGCTTCCGGCTCAATCTTAATGCTATATAGCTTATTTGTTTTGTGTCGGCGGTATTCCAAGCGACCATTAACGATGCTATCTAACGTGCAGTCGGCAAGATCAACCGTATTAATGCCTATCAGGTAAAAGGTAAGCATGAACAAATCACGATATTCAGGATAAAGCCCCTGTAATGGCAAGTCTATTAATTGCCTCATTTTCTCTATTGGCAAATCCCTCATACGAGTTTCTTCTATCTTAATACGGTAGTGCCTGAAAGGGTCATTAGTCGTTATATCGTGGTCTATTGCCCAATTAAACGCACGCTTAATAGCTTTCATGTATGCCGCTTTTGTATTAACGGATAGTCCAGACATCGACACGTAGAAATCATCTAACCACGTAGCCGTTATTTGCTCAAAGTGCAGCTTTGCCGGATCATAGCCAAAAGCCTGTATCTTTAACGATGCACTTTTGGTTATCCCCTTAGTGCGATCAGCACGCCCCTCACACATAGACGAAAATACGTCACTAAGTGTAGGTACATCAATGGTGGGCTTTTCCAATTCCAAGTCGGTAAGCATTTGTTTAATTTGCCTACGTGATAATTTCGGCCATTGCCCAGTCTCTTTTAATTCCATGATGCGGTTAGTAACCATTGCGAGCATAGAAACGAGGGCGGCGTTAATGCGCCGCGCCCCTTTGCCTATGTATTGTTGTGTCCGGGCATCCCACTCACCGACCGAGGCATAGACACCAGTACCAAGATAGATGTTAGTGCCATGCCCTACTATAATTTGCACCGGGTACGTACCATCTTTCAAGGCCCTACGAACATCTAAGCGAAAACGAGATTTTGCCATAAGCCAGACTGAAAATTTGCTGAAAATTTGCTGATTTTTGCGCCTAAACCTACCAAAATGCACCAT